TGCCGTTGCTCCGAATAAGCAATTGCTACTGCCTGCTTAATTGGTCGGCCTGCGTTGCGTTCGGTAGCAACGTTCTGGGAGAATGCGGCCTTTGATTTACCCGGATTCAGCGGCATTGCGTTACCTCAGGTTGAATCGCCTCTTGAGCTCGATGTCGAGCGCGTCGCGGTCGCGGGGCAATGGCTTGGGCCGCGCATCTGGGCGGGCCGCGGGGCGGCGCAGGGATGGCGGACGGGGCGGGGCTGGCGGTTCGCGCCTGGTCGTTCCGCCGTTCTTGGCTGCGATGGCCTCCGTGATTGCCGAATGGTCTGCGATGAGCTTGTCCTCGAGCACCTCGGCTGCCGCCTTGAGGTATGCCTTCTGCTTGCCGGTCGGCGAGCCGGCTTTGGTCCATTCGGCTTCGGCCAGGCCGCCGATCCATTCGGCCGCGGTCAGCGGAGCGCCGGTCTTTTCGTCATGATCGACGATGACGCCGCTTTTCATGGCGGCATGCACCACCGGCACCGATTCAATCGCCTGCGTGGCCGTGACGACGCGGCCCATGTTCTCCTGACGCTGCAGGCGGCTGATTTCCTTGTCTCGGGTGTCTCGGTCCTTTTTCAGGGCCTCGATGTCCGCATCGCGCTGCGCCTCTCGCTTCTGCTCGGGCGTCAGCTCCTCGGGCGGCTTGCCCTCCTTGCCGGCGATGAGCGATTCCAGCGCGTCGTCGCGGCGCATCCCGCGCATGGCCAGGAGCTCGCCGAGACTGGCATTCTTGAGCTTGCCTTCGAGTTCTTCGCGCCGGCTACGCTCCGCGATCAGATTCGTCTCGATGGCGCGCGTCTGCTGCTCACGCTCGAGGGCCGCTAGCGCCGCGCGGCGCCGTTCACTTCCGGTGAGCTTGGGCGCCTCTTCTTCGGCATCCGTGCCCTCGGTGGCCGCCGTTGCTTCGTCGCCTTCGGCCGTGTTGGCATCGAGATGGACGTCAGGGTCTCCCTCGGCATCGGTGCCGGCGACATTGACGTTGGTCTTCTTGCCCTTGACGGGCCGGCCGACTCCTTCGACGCTGGTCCCCTCGAGGCCCAGGCGCTGGTCGCCGGTAGGCATCCCGCCGCCGTCTTCAGCGTCGTAGTCATTCCAGGCGAGGGCTACGGGCTCAGTCTCGGCGCTGTCCTCGGCAAAGTTGGGAATGCCCTGCTTAGGAGCAGGCTTCGCGGCGACTGGCGCTGGCGCGGGTTCGACCTTGGCAGGCGGCGGCGCGGGAGCTGGTTCGGAACTTCGGTTGGCCATGTGTTCTCTCTTTCGTCGTTGGGTTGCGTCTTACTGAACGGGACCCTGAGGCGGCGGCACAGGCGGCGCGCCGGTGGGCATCGGCGTGGCCTGCGGGACGGGCGAGGTCGGCAATGGGGCGCCAGGCGGCGGAGCAGGAGGGCCAGGAAGCATCTGCTGAGCTACGCCGGGTGCCAGCTTCGTCGGGTCGATGGCGTCAATCAGCTTCGAGAGCAACGCCATGTGGCCGATTGGATAGTTCGCCTTGCTCGACCAGGCCAACAAGTACCGTTGCCGCGCGTAGTTGAACAGCGTCTCCGCGTTCAGGTACGGCGGCGGCGTGTTGTATTTCCCTTCCTCGAGGATGTCGTCAACGATCGATTCCATCGCGTACTGCGGCGCCAGCTGCAGATCGATAATCGGCGACAGGTCGGGCACATCGGCCGCGCGCATGGCGTCTTCACGCGTGAGCCAACCCTTGTCGATCAGGAAGTTCGCGCGCTCGAGACGACCGGCGACCGTGGCGCCGAAGATGCTCGACGGGTACACACGGATTTCCTCGTCATAATCCTTGTTCCCCTCGTCCATCGGGAACGCGATTTCCGAGTAGGAACCGCGACGAATGGCGCGGTACTTCACCTCGGAGGCGCGGCCGTCCCGAATGAGGTCGCCCGTTAGCCGATTCCACCACTCAGTGGTTTCGACGACAGTTCCCTCCCAGAGTTGCGAGAGCAGCGCTAAGCGGTCCTGCTGCAGCTCGGTCGATTCCTGGATGGCGACGGCCGCCGTGAGCCCGGCTGGCTTAACGCCCGCGGCAATCTGCGGCGACACGCCAAGCGTCTCGTAGCCGAGGCCCTTGAGGTGCTCGACGTACTGATACCAGTCGGGGGACACAGCCGTGACGGGCGCAAAGGTCGGCGGAGTGTTCTTGAAGCGAACAATCTGAATGTCGGAATTGGTGATTTTGGTCGGCGCCGTCTCGTTCTCCTGCATCCCGATCACCTGCATCGCCGTCTTCTGATGACCCTCCCGGATGCGCTGATAGGAATCGTTCAGCTCCAGCTGCAGATCGACCAGCTTTGCCACCGCGCCCACGCCCCACATTCCGATCTGACCCTCATCGAATGTGCGCAGAATCAGCGGCCAGCCGTCATACTTCCACTCGCGGTCGCTGCCCTCGACGACGTGATTGCCGCAGATCAGGATGGTCCGACCCTGTGGCCCACGCTTCCATGCGTGAACAATCCGCACCTGACTGCGCGGCATCGAGCCGCCGTAGACGATTCCCGACGGCGAGCCAAGGGATGACTCCTTGAGCTGGTCGAGCGGAATGCGGTACATCTCGGACGCCTGCTCGATGGGCAGATAGGTCACGTGGTACGCGCAATCAGGCTTGCGATACCGCGATTCCACCTCGTCGAAGAGAAACTCCCACTCCGGATAGCGCGCGACAGTCACCTCGTCGGCCGAGTCGTCGACCTTCAGCACGCCGCCATCGCCGATCAGGAGGTCCCGAAACATCAGGGACGCTTCTTCCTGATACTTATTCTTGTGCGCCCACGCGTCCGAGATGTCTGTTTTGTCGCGGGCTGCGCGGTTCACGCGATAGTCGCCGCCATTGGGCAAGAACTGCGCGCGCGGGCGAAACGAACAGATGCGATTGCGAATCGCGTTTACGATCGCATAGCAGATGTTGAAAGTGATGTCCTCGGAGTTCCAGAGCGGGTTCCGCTCGTATCCGGACATCGAGAGCTGATACAGGTCACCCAGCGGGCGGCCCATATAGAGCTCGGTGTAAAACAGGATGTCGTTACGCCGGGCCATCTCGAGCTGAGTGCGCTCGAGGTGATCGACGGCGGCTTGTAACGACTTCGCGACCGGCGACGAATCGATCGTATCGCCGCCCTTTGGCTCCTGAAACCATGCCTCGGGAGATGTCCCGGGCAAGTCTTCGTTTGGATAGCTCAGTTCAGCGGAGACACGCTTTCCGGCTGTGGCCGCGTCGTTTCATCTTCGTCGGGCGTCGAGAGCCCAAGGGCAATCTCACGCTCTGCGATCCGTTCCTCGAGCAGGCGATGCATCAGATTGGCGATGCGGTTCAAGTACGGCCCCGCATACTCGGCGAACCAGCGCTCTGGGTCGGGACGAATCAGGTCACGCGCGCGCAAGCGAGCGCCAGCCTTGCGGGCGACGCGGTAGATAGCGACCGTCCGCTCCCAGGCGTCGACGTCGGTTGGCGCGATGCCGCGGTAGGTGTCACTCATCGAGTTCGCGCCCTTCATCTTCGCCATCATCGCGAACCGCGGGCGCAGAACCCATCCACTCGCGCGGCCAGGGAGGCAGATAGCCGAAAGCGCGCATGGTCACGCCGAGATTTCTTTCGCGGGTGTGAGTGCCCGCAGGAGCACCGACGCGGCCAAATGTGATTGACTTGACCGCTGAGTCGCAGCCTTCCAAAGGATCGTCAACATCAGAGAGCGATCGAGCCGCGGAAGGTCTGGCAAGGAGGCCAAGTAGCGGATTCGGCGCAATCTCGTCGATGACGACGAACTCACTGATTCCTCTGCCTGTTGCGTCCCGCGAAGTATCCGCCATGTGCTTGCCTTTGCTCTTCGAGATTGTTTAGGTATTCGTCCATCGGGTCAAGTAGGACCTTAGGTTTTGCAACCGGCAACTCGCGCAACATGTCGCGCGCCTTGCGCCAAGAATAGAGCCACGCGTCGCCGAGGTCTGAATGGTCGGCATTTTCCGCTAGCTTGCCGGGCTTCTTCCAGCGCACACGCTTGGCCTCACGAATCATCGGCGAACCCTTTTCGACGAAGGTCTTACCCGTGCGCAGGTCGGTATTGAGCCACTCGATGTACTGGACCTTCTCTTTCTTGTCGGCCTCCATCCAGTGGATATCGGGCGCATCGACGCGAAACGTCTCGATGGTCTTGCGCGTTGCGTGACCGGCTGGGTCGTAGACGACGCTCGGGAGCTTGCCGTCCTGACCTGGATACTGCGGCGCGAGCTTGCGGACGCGCGCAAATAGTTGGTGATTGTTCTGCTTGCTCAGGCCCTCGCAATAGCGCAGCACGCTGAACTGCCGATGCGTCTCGACGCCCGTTGCGGCTATCGCGTCCATGTCATTCCAGCCGAGGTCAAGCCCGAGGACGTGGGCATAGTAGTCACGTGGCGCGATTTCAATGATGGCTTCTTCGGGAATGAAGTAAACCAGCGCGTCTGGATCCACGATCCACTGGCCGAGCCACTCTCTACGATAAGTAACCGAGTCTTCCGTAAGAGCGTACATCGCTCTCGCCTCGGCCAAGCCATCGCGACCAGCACGCACGTAGAACGGGTTTTGGTTGACCGTCCAGTGGTGGTCGTTCGACCACTCAGGAGAATGGCAACAATCGAAGAAGAACCCGTCCGCGACCTCAGACGGTGTCCCAGTCGCATAGACCTGGCCTCGGTAGTCGAGGGTCGTCGGCATGATCGCCGCTTTGGCCAGCTTCGCAAACCACTCGGGCGCGAGCTGTGCCTCATCGATCCAAACGAGCCGAAACTTACGACCGCGAGCCCGTTCGGCGTCTTTGCGCGTGTTGAAGCCGAGAACTTCGATCTTGGACGTGCCCCACGACCAACATCGCTCAGTCCAGCGTTCACGCAGTCCGAGCTCATAGGCTAGGTTGTACTCCCGGAGGTCTTCCCAGACGATGTCGACGCCTTGCTCATCACTGGGCGCGAAGTAGCAGATACCGGCCGGTCCACCTTTCCGCAACACACGCAGGCTCTTCCCGAGGAACGTTGTAGTTTTTCCGGCACGCCGACCAGGATCGGCTGCCACCAGTGGTCGCACGTCGTCTCGGAGGCTGCATTGTTCGGGCCCAAGGAGCTCTTGGAACGCTTTCCAACCCGGCGGCTCATGTGTTTCCTGCGCCTTCAGGACGCGAACCGCGAGCTCCAAAATCCGCGGGTCCGGGGCGCGCATTCAAGCGACGGCCTCCCACTTGATCCCATGGCAATCGGCCCAGCGTCTCCAGCACGGCGTGGGCTGTAACACCTTTAGTTCCTCGCGCGGCCATTCCTTGAGCAGCTGCAACCCGAATCCCTGGCCGCGTAGTCCAGCCTTCACGTAGACCATCGCCAGCGTGCGCGGGTCGCGCCAGACAGCGAAGCCGACCAGCACGCCGCCTGTCTCGGCAACAGCAACACGCCCGCTCTCGAGCCACTCGTCCACCATCGGGCCGCATTTGGCTTCCCAGCCGCGCCAGGTCACGCCGTCGCGACGCGGCCAACGCACTTTGAGCGTCGTCTCGCGCACGAATTGGGATTCACCTCGAGCGCGACCGAGCGGGCGGATGACGACGGCGAGGTCATTCACCGACGCACCCAGCGCAGCACAGAGCCCCAACTCGAGCCGACGACGCGCCCAAACCAACGCAACGGCGCAAACAGCCGTGACAGCGCCTCTCGCCTGCGCTGCGCCTTATCCAGCTTCGCAAGGAACAGCCGTTCAACGCGCGCCATCTCGACCAGGAGACGTCCGCGCTCCGTCTGCGACTGACTGACCCAATCGCGCTTGACGTCGGCCCACGAGCGTCCCATACGCTGTGCGTAGGTCTGCAGCGTCTGGCGCGCGCCGGGCGTCATCGCGACAGGTCCGCCAGAATCTCTGCAGCACAACGCAGTAGGGTCGCGGCGCGCGTAGAGGGACGCGGGTAGTCGGTCGGGCGATTGCGCGCGTCTTTGAGTACCTCGACGGCCAGAAGCGCGAGACGGGTAGCCTCGGTCAGTGTGGAATCGATTTCATCGAGGCCTGACTGCTTTCGGTCAGGATCGCAGGACGCGCAGCTCATTCGTCCACCAACAGGCTGATCGCCGCCGCCAGATAGCCCGCGGCCATCTTCAGCTCGCCCGCGTCAATCGCCTTCGTCGCGTCGAGCATCGCCATCTTGGCCCCCGCCTTCCGCGCGTCATTGAAGCTGGGTGCGTGCGGGTTCGTTGCGGCGTGGCGGTCGTACTGGGCCTCAGTCATGCGTTTCGACATCGTTTCGTCCTCCTGACTCGTCCAGTGTGTAGTCAGGGCCACGCAGCTTTCAAACCGAATTGAAGCTTTTGAAACCATCGAATTCGCATGACACGGTTGACAGCGGACCGTCGCATGTGCACCATGACGTGCATGCGCCACCTACTCCCCGCCCTGTGCCTGTTCGCCGCCGCCTGCGGTACTACGCCGACCGCCGAGACTGCCTCAGAGGCGAACGTCTCGCTGCTCGGGTCCTGGTCGATTCACATGACCCCAACCGACCGCGTGGTGACGACGATTCCGCCGCCCTGCGATGGCTCGATGACGGTCACGCAGGATGACGCCGCGGGCGTGAATGGCACATGGTCATGTGGCGCCGGCATCGGTTCGCTCGGGGGCTTTCGCGTTCACGAGAGCGGCGGCGCCTGGATTGGCTTCGCTACGCCCTCGACCATCACGGGAGCGCCTGACTCGTGGCTGCGCGCGTGGGTTCAGATTGCATCGGCATCGACCCTGAGCGGCGATGATCTGACAGCCTCGAGATAGAGGGCACAGGAGTGGCAGTCCGGAGTATCCGGTCACTGTCACGTATTCAATTTCCCCTCGGTCAAGCATCAGAGCGATTGCAGCAACCGGGCACAGGAGACGCGCTGCCACTCGCGTCGGCCGCTCCCGGCGTCACAGCTCACAGGCTGGGTACGCTCGTCACTTCGAAGGTGCATCTCCGTTGGTCGGCTTCACATCGATCACATCGCTGCGCTTGCGAGCTTCGCGCTCGGCGAGCTCGAGCATTTCGGCTAGACGCTTCTCGACGGCTTTCTCAATCTGCTCGTCGTTGCGAACAGGGCCGATAAGACGGTCGAGCCACATCGCCATGTATTGCGGCTTGGCGTCCAGTGTGGAGACAAGTTCATCATCGGTTCCCTTGAGATACTTCACCTCTCCGAAAGCCAAAGCCTTGAGACGCACGAACGTTTCGCGCATCTCATCGACCGTCGCGAACTCGTTTTGCAGCATCTTTTCGATGCGCCTACGTCGCGTCTGACGGCTCGGGAACTTGCGGGAAAGTTCGTCCTTAGTTGATCCGGTCAGTGACGTCTCGAAAGCTCCGGTCTTCGGGTCGTACTCCATGCTCCAATCCTAGCTGATTATGCCGCTCGCCTGCGCAACCGTTCGCCAATCGCAGCACGGCGCTTCTGGCACGTCATGGCGTTGTGCCCTTGCGCGGCACAGAACGAGCAGTGATGCGTCTGGCTCTTTTTCTTCGGCACGTAGATGCTCTTGACCCAGCCGCTTGCCGGGCAAAACGACGCGCGGTGCCCAACGGCCCCGCACCCTCGGCAGGTGGGTGGACCAAGTTTTACCTCGCCCTTCGCAGCCAGCGCGGCCTGGTAAGCGTTACGCCGCGCCATCGACATCAGGGCCCGCGTTTCGGATGAACGCGTCTTGAGCGCGGACGGCGCGATTGGCGTGCGCACTTGCAGCCGCTCCCAGTCCTCGACGGCTTCGGCCTCGGTCTCACGGCACGGACCTTGGTACACCTGGCCGTGGTCGATGAACCGATAGGCGTAACGCACGATTCGGCCGCTCGAGACCTTTGCGACGTGCTTGCCTGTCTTCGGTCCGCACTGGTCATCGGGCGGGACAAGCTCTCGAATCAGCCGGCGCGCTTGTCGGCGCGAAATGATCTTGTGCTCTTGCCCGTCGTCGGTGATGAGTTTCATCCTCTCGCCTCCTTCGCTTCCGCCTCTCGTTTCGCCTTGTTCGCCTCGAGTTCGTCCCGCATCGCCTGGCCGAGTAGCGCGCGCAGGGCCATCACGTATTCGCTGGCCTTTCGCGCGCGTTCCCGGGCCTGCTGGGCGGTGAGCTTTGGATCGGTCATGGCTTGATCTCGCCAAAGATGACTTCCCACCGCGTGCGGGCAACGCCGCCAGTGCCAATCGGGTCTCGTATAGCCTTGAGTTCGCCCTGTGTGCAGTCAGCCCAGGACCCGCGCGGCTCGAGCTCCGCGCTTCTGACGAATCCGGCGCCCCTGAGCGACGCTCCACTTTCACCAGCCTGCGAATAGGTCACTATGCGGTGGTATCCGAGGGCCTTCGCAGCTGCGCGCGCCGCACCGTAAAGCATGCCATTCGCCATTGACGCCCCATCCGTGCACGTCCTGTTTATCTCGAGTGTCAGGCCGTCATCGAGCAAACGCGCCACCGGCCTACCGCAAATTGCAACGCCGCGGATTCCCGTCTCATCGGCGACGGCAAGAGAGAACTTGTGCCCACGGCACGGCTTGTTGTGCCGATGATGGTGAGCCACAAATTCGTTAGCTCGCTTCAGCGTCACCGGGATCACGCGTAATGTCATGTTCCTACTCCCGCGTCTCGTTCCTTGTTTCGCCTGAACTCCTCACCCTGCGCCAAACGCTCCCGTTCGAGCTGTGCGGCGTCTTTGGCGGCTCGCTGGCCCATCGCCTCGGCAATCGCGACCGGAGGCCCTGAGGGGCGCGCAGCGCGCACTGGTGCCGGTCTGCCATTGATCTTCGGTTGCCCAGGCAACCAACCCTGCGTATGGCCGCGACCATTAAGCCATGACGAGAGGTCTTGAACGAAACCGTCTATCGGCCTTTGGGATAGCAGATAAGCTCGCCAATTGGCTTGCACAGCCACCCATGAAGGCTTACCGACCTTCTTCCATGCTTTGGCTGCGGCGAACTTCCCGCCTCGGCGGCCGGTCTTCTCCCAGATGATCTCGAACTCGCCGGGATAATCGACCGAACCCGCCGACGCAGTCGGCAAGATATCCGGTTCTTTCTTTGTCTGTGTCTGCGTCTTGAGCTGAGTCTGAGTGTCGTTACAGGCGCTACCGTCCGCTACGGGGCGTGACGAAGCGTTACTAAGCGATACTTTGTGTGACTCCCTAAAGCGTTGC